CCCGCCAAAATAACCTTTATCTGGGGAAGAAACGCCTGCTAAACCATTTCTAGCAACACTTATAGTAGATGCTGGGTTAATTGCCGCTTCTGTTGTGAAATCTATTCCATTAATTTCTGATCTGGCGGTCGACCCATCACTGCCTCCAGCAAAATACCCTTTATCTGGGGATGAAACACCTGCCAAAACATATCTTGCGGCACTTAAAGTAGCTGCTGGGTTAATAGCTGTTTCATCTGAAAATTGAATGCCGTCTATTGCTGATGAGGTTGCGCCATTGTGCCCTCCGCCAAAATACCCATTCGTTCTATTGGAGTAGATACTCGTTCCACCAGCAACAACCTCAGCAACCGCCTCAACACTATTCGCCACCCAAATCTTAGTTTTCGTATCCCCAAATTCTCTACGAAAGCCAATTAATGCAACCGAACTCAATACAGGCGCACTCCCGCCCCAATCGTAATTCGCACCCCAAGTGATCGCATTTACGTCGCCGCCAATTAATTCAATTGCGCCTGAAATTGATTGACCAGCAACTAGCGTAGCCGCTGGAGTTTCAATTGTTATACCACCTGTCGCATTGATAACGTGGATATTTGCATTGTCACAATTAGGAGTGACCGTTCCCGAAGCAACCGAGCCGTAATCATGAAAGCCCTCTGTCACCCTTACAAAGTTTTGCCCCTTGGATAGCGTTTTCTTGCTTGCTTTTTTGGTAACACCGCCCTGAACAATGACGGTTACATCGCCTTCGTTTACAGAAGTTGTTGGTGGTAAGTCTGTTATTTTGATTGCCATTTTTATACCCCTGCCAAAAGTCTTCTAGCAACACTTAAAGTAGATGCTGGGTTGATTGCCACCTCTGTTGTGAAGTTAATTCCATCAATAGTTGAGGAGATTGTGCCATCGTGACCCCCAGCAAAATAACCTTTATCTGGGGAGGAAACGCCTGCTAAAGCATTTCTAGCAACACTTAATACTGCTGCTGGGTTGATTGCTGTTTCGTCTGAAAATTGAATTCCATCAATTGTTGATTTGTGAGCGCCACCAAAACCCCCACCAAAATACCCTTTGTCTGGCGAAGAAACGCCTGCTAAATTGTATCTGGCAACACTTAATGCCGCTGCTGGGTTAATTGCCGCTTCTGTTGTGAAATTAATTCCATCAATTGTTGATGATCCTGTGCCATCATTACCCCCACCAAAATAACCTTTATCTGGGGAAGAAACGCCTGCTAAACCATTTCTAGCAACACTTAATGCTGCTGTTGGATTAATGGCTGCCTCTGTTGTGAAGTTAATTCCATCAATAGTTGAGCTGCTAGCGCCATCAGTTCCCCCACCCCAATAACCTTTATCTGGTGAGGAAACGGCGGCATGGCGCTGCCTAGCTACGCTTAAAGTAGCCGCTGGATTGACAGCGGATTCGTCTGAGAATTGGATTCCACCCATCACTGCTGAGTATGTAGAGAGAACCCCTCCCGCAAAATAACCTTTATTTGAGGACGAAGCCCCCGCCAAACTATGTCTAGCAACACTTAATACCGCTGCTGGGTTAATTGCTGCTTCTGTAGTGAAGTTGATTCCGTCAATGGTTGAGACGTTGGCGGTGTCGTCATAACCCCCACCCCAATAACCAGCCGTTCTGTTTGAGTAAACACCCGCTCCTCCATTAACAGCAGACTCACCAGCCACAACCGACCCACCATTAACAGACCAAATCTTAGTTTTTACATCACCAAGTCCACGCTGATAAGCGAATACAGAAGTTTCAATTAAAGAAAACTCACCCGCATCGCCCCAATCGTAATTCGCATCAAAGGTAATGGCGTTCAAATCACCTCCCTTTATCGTAATAAAGCCCATCACCATTCTATCTGTTAAGATTGTGGCGATAGGTGCTGCAAGCGTTATTGCCCCTGTTGCAGTTATCAAGTGGTTGGCTGCGTTAGCGCAATCGGGCGTTACCGTGCCCGAAGCAACCGAGCCGTAATCGTGCGTATCTTCAACATACGTCACAATGTCTTGATCCGCTAAAAAGTCACTTCTGCTTGCGCCTTTGGTGATGCCCGAAATAGATATAGGCATCACGTCTTGGTCATTAACGGTAACCGCCTCTGGCAATTCCGATATTTTAACTATCGCCATTATTCTTCCTGTTGAATTCCAGCCCAGCCGCCCGCATTGGGTGAATATCTGCACCTAACAATGGTTGACCACTATTTACCTTTTCAACCATTTCTGCAAAACCGCTTGATGCTTCTGGCGTCATGTGAGCCAGTGACTCATAAGAACCCGACGCACCACCCAGTTGTGATGATTGAACCTGTAAAGCTAGCTTATTTGTAAAGTGCGCTCTTTCTTCCAACTCAAAAGTTTCTCTTGAATACTTAGGAAGTTGGGCAAACTCGTTATGTAAGAAGTTCAACTCATGGATTGCATCATTAAGTAGCTTGTTTGTGTAATTTCTTTGCTCAAGCTTTTGCCTGATTTTCACATCAAGTCTGCGCTTTTCAAATTTATTGAAATCTGGATCGGCAATTTGCTCCCGCATTTCCTCAATATCAATATCTTCGGTTTCCCGCCCGTATTTAAGTTCGTTAATTGCCTGAAGCTTGCTAAACATTCTCAAGCCAATGGCTCTATAAGCCCTTGCTGGAGTTTGTTGGGATTGCATTACGAATGACTTGTTTTGAAAATCTGAGTTTTCAAAAGGGATGTCGTAAAAAGCTTCTTCTAATTCTGTTAATATTTTATCTGTATTTTTATTCATAATTTTATACTCCTGCTAAAGCATATCTAGCAGCGCTTAATACTGCTGCTGGATTAATAGCCGTCTCTGTTGTAAAGTCAATACCGTCAATTAGATTTGTTGTGCCATAGCCCCCACCAAAATACCCTTTGTCTGGCGAAGAAACGCCTGCTAAAGCATTTCTAGCAACACTTAATACTGCTGTTGGGTTAATTGCTGCTTCTGTAGTGAAGTTGATGCCATCAATTGTTGATAAGTTTGCACCATCATGACCCCCACCAAAATAACCTTTGTCTGATGAGGAAACGCCCGCCAAATAGCCTCTGGCAACACTTAATACCGCTGCTGGATTAATTGCTGCCTCTGTTGTGAAATTAATTCCATCAATTGTTGATGAGTAAGCGCCATCATAACCCCCACCAAAATAACCTTTATCTGGTGAAGAAACGCCTGCTAAATAGCCTCTAGCAACGCTTAATGTAGCTGCTGGGTTAATTGCCACCTCTGTTGTGAAGTTTATGCCATCAATTGCTGATAAGTTTACGCCATCATAACCCCCACCAAAATAACCTTTATCTGGTGAAGAAACGCCTGCTAAATTGCGTCTAGCAGCGCTTAATACTGCTGCTGGGTTGATTGCCGTTTCATCTGAAAATTGAATACCATCAATAGTTGATAAGTTGTTGCCATCATGACCCCCACCAAAATAGCCTTTATCTGGGGAGGAAACGCCTGCTAAATAATACCTAGCAACACTTAATACTGCTGCTGGGTTAATTGCTGTTTCGTCTGAAAATTGAATGCCATCAATTGTTGATTGATAAGCTGCGCCATCAAAACCCCCACCCCAATAACCAGAGGGGGATTGTCCACCACCACTCACAACACCCTTTTGAGAAATCAATCTATGAGCCAACATTATGAAAACCCTCCTATATGCCAAGCCGCTGTTTTTACGTCACCAAACTTTCTTGAAAAACCGATAAGTGATTTTGCTGTCAATGTTGGCGCACCCGCTGCACCCCAGTCATAATTCGCATCAAAAGTAACCGCATTTACATCGCCACCAAGCAACTCAATAGTTCCCGTTACCATTTGCCCAGCAATCAATGTTGCGCTTGGTGTAGCAAGCACAATTGCGCCACCCACATCAATTACATGCGCGTTACAATCAACAGAGCAAGCTGGTGTAACCGTTCCCGACAATACTGTGCCGTGATTTTTTATCGCTTGGGTGTGGGAACTTAGTTCCTGATCTTTAACGAAGTCACCCTTTGATGCATTTTTTGTAACCCCCGCCTGAACAATTATCGACGCGCTAATTTTGTCGATAACTGTCACAGACGGTAGCTCAGATATTCTTACAGCTGGCATCTAATATCCTCTTTTCTAAATGCTAATGTCATCAAGTGACTCCGTTACTATCTGATCTCCACTCTCTGTGACCAGAAGCGACAGAAGTGCAGCTGCTGATGTAGTCACTTGGGAGATTATCGAAACAAATACACTTCTTATCGCACTCACTGCTAATACCCACTTAATTCAGCCATTACTGATGCGCCAGTTGATCCTGATAGCGAAAGTCTAAATCTCGAAGGTGGAATATTCACAACCTTTACAGATGCCTCAGTCCATACGTCATCAAGAATTGGAATCCACGCTGATCCATCTGGAGTAAGAACTTCGATAGACACCGACCCCCCTCCGAACGCCCCCCAAATGAAGATGGCAATGTCACCCCCATTGTGATGAAGCGACTCACTTACGCCATCGATCGTCTGGTTTGTAAAAATATTCACTTAATTCTAACCTCTAATATTAATAAATAAGTAGTGACTTACTATTTGCAGCCACATCAATCATCTTTTTCTTCTGGGATACTTACCCAATTAACCAATGCATCATGTCTTGCTGCTAACTTTCTATACTCGTTTCCACATTCGACATGTGCTTCAATCTCATCTCGCTGTCCAATGGCGGAAGCGGATCGCTCAACTTCAGTAGAAAGCTCGGTGGCTCTGGGCAATCCCGAATTACCAGTTCTGGCTTCATTGAGCACCCTGACAGCGCCATTAGAAATATTGCAGTCTTTATTAACTTTGACATACCTAATTACCTCTGTTTTCTGAGTTACAGTTTCATTTCTTATTGAGTCTAGCTGTAGGGTCATCTTTGAGAGACTGTCTGTCGCTCTTGCTTCCCGTTTTCTACTTCTGTCAGCTAATTCCCGCAACTTAATCTTTTCTTCGCTTAGAGACTGTTTTAGAGCGTTCGTCTGTTTTGCATCAGAAACTACCGAAAACGCTTTTCCACCTGCGTATGTTCCAGCGCCAAAACTAACGACGGCAACGACAGCGATCATCATTGAAGTCCCTCTCAGTCCAGCAACGGCAGATGCCGCTCTAATCAACAAGTTCATAAATCGTTTTTCCATTCTCTTTTTTGGCATTCATGAACTTGCAAAGAGCTGCCTCGCCGACATGAGGGAACGATATGTGAACCCAACTGTCGTATTCATTTATCATCTTGTGAAATCTAAAATCAGGCATTCGATCCTTTACGAAATCAATAACCTCTTCTGGACTCATGCCGGCAACTCTTATGTCAGCAGCAAGGCCGCTTATATGTCTTGACTTAGAACCAGTGACCTTTGTTATTTCGTCATTCAAGCCCTGACATCTGAACCCAGATGTAATGGAAATTGATCTCTCGGCACCCGTATTCATAAATATAGTGCTTCTTATTTTTTGAAGCGCGTGAGCCATATTGACCATGTTTAGCTCAACAATGCCAAATCTAGGTGTATTGTCTATGCCCATGTAGCTTGCCGTGTGTGACTCAACAAATTCCCATCTGCTAAAATCACTCGGATAAATATCTTCTACCGAAGTCATGTCTTTTTACCTGTAATTGATGGAAACTTTGATGCAGCGTTTGCTCCTGCAAATATTACGAATGCCCACATTGATGAATCTACCCACTGCTGACCGGTTATTTTGTCAAGCAACAGCATTACCGACGCCGATGCACCAAACAGCAAAAAGCCAATCCACTTTCTCGATGTGAACTTGCCGTTTGCTCTTTCCAGACATTCGCTAGTCGGCATCAAAAGCTCCAGATTTTCTAACACCCTTGGCAATTTTCATAAACCACTCAAACATTCTTACGCCACCTAGACTTGCCATCGCCCCAAACCCTACGATCTGAATCTCTGTCATACCCTGCATCAGACCAGCCGAATACATTATTACTGCGCCGATTGTTGAAAAGAGAAGCTCGCCAAAAAACTTTTTACAGTCAAACGGCTCTTCACTTACGAATGTTCTCGCCATTGACCCCATAAGAAACATAGCCACTACCGACCACAAAACCTCGTCAAACCAAATTTGCGCCTCATTTACCACTCTCTCTGGCATTCTAAAATCCCCTCATCTTAATCATAAAATAACCAGCGCCTCTGTAATTAGCCCATTTCCCACTTCCGACGTTATTGCGTCACCGCCTTCCGTCGCTATCTCAAGCGCAATAACAGCTCCGCCAGCGCCAGGCGTATCGACAATTGTTACCGCAAAGCCATCCATCGCACTTTTTTCAAATGCAGTTGAAAAGACAGACAGTGCCGATGGCTTCTGCTTTTCAACCTCACCCCCAGAGCGAACAATCAACTATCTACCCTCCATTTGGTATCGTTTGATACCATCTGTATGACAGCCCGCCATCAAGTGTGTAAAAGCCAAGAGAGACGAACCCACCAACTCTCACCGTAATTGACGGCTGAACCCCATCATTCCACCCTGAGTTTGCTGGAAATATACTTACGTCGGCATTTGCACTTCCCGTATTTGAAATGTCGAGCATAAAGCTTCTTGCGCCAGTAACCGACTTCATAGCTATACTTGAAAATGGAGTTGCGCCAATATCAACAGAAAAAACAGACCCAGTTGCGGCATCAAGCTCTGCGACTCCACCCACAACAGGGCTATTTCCCACCCTATACTTGTGACCACCTATTGTCATACCATCAACACCATTATCTGCGTCAATCGTAACTCCACTTCTAACAACAGAGCCATTCGAGTTTGATTTGACAATCGCATTTGCGCTGCCTGGAACAATGGGCGCTTGCCCAGCCGATGCCATTGATGCAATTTTCTCTGGACTTGGGATGTTTGATACCGATCCATCTGAGTTTGTGATGTCATAAAGACCATCCGAGTTCGTTCCGCCAGTTGCACTTCCAGACGCCCAGTTCCCAAATTCAGAGTCCTTCTTTATCCATGAGTTCACAAGATTGGATATTTTCTGAGCTATGGTTGCATTTGTCGTTCTGTTGTAATTTATAACAATTGCATACGTCTGAGCGGAAGCCGTTGTTCCTGTATAAACAGTATGCAGTGTCATCTGAGTATCCGAATCAACTGTCAAAACCTCATACATCTTGTCTTCAAATATAAATATGTCGCCAGCTCGAACGTCAGATAGCCACATTGTTCCAAAACCTGTAACAACTGCACTCTGATCTGTCACCGAAATCGTTCCCGTTCTATACCAGCTCATCCATCAATCCAAATAGTAAGTCATAAGTGACTGATTATAACATAGAAAGCAGGTTGAAAATACCATTTCTGACCACCTCTCTCAAAACCTCATCGGTTTCCGCCTGTTTCACCAACGACAGTGCTGACATTCTTTTCTTCTCAATGGCAACACCCACCGATCTAAATGAATTGGCCGCATCAAGTATTGAGTTTGCCGCAGCTAGCATACCCAGCCCCGTTGCTTGCGATTCGGCATATATCCACTCGTAATGTATGTCAGGCAAAGGCGCTCCAGAATTTACGTCAGATATATATAGGTTCGCGTTTGCCAGTTTTTCGGCATAAACCAAGCTTTGTCCGCTGGTTGTCGTTATATATTTCGATCTAACCTTGCCTGCGGCGTTATTTATATCCATCTCCGCCGATTTTAATGCTTCGGGCATTGATCTACCGTCATTAACTATCTCAATGCTGCCGTCATCGCGAACAATAGTCCTTGATTCTGCCGATGATTTTGGTATTAACGCCGCTGCGCCATCACTAATCTCTCTGATGAACTCAACAAGAGGGTCGTTAGTAACCTCGAAGTCCAATACCTGAGCCTCGCCTCTTTTACTTCTGTGCAAATACTTCATTTTTTCACCCTACCAGTTTGTAAATTGAGCCGTCATCATACATCTCAGAGTTGTGTCGCTCGTTGAGAGATCGCCAGTTACATCTGTCGTCTTTGCGCCATAGTAGCAATACCCACCGTCAGGTATTGTTGGCGTATGAACCATCGTCATTGAGAATACGTTTATTCCCGATTCCGCAAGAGTATATGCAAACCCAATCGCCTGCTCACTTAGCATAACTCCGTTCGAGTAATACACTCTTACCCATATTGATACATAGTGATCCGCTATGCCAGATAGTGTAATCGTCACGGGAGTTCCGCTTGAAATCCTGCTCTGATTCATAATCACCCATCTGTCCCCAGCTTGAACCAGATACCCACTTTTGCTTGTTTGACTATATATCTTCAACGAACTGTGTGTTTCAAAATCAGCAGCAAGCCTCTCGCCATTGTAAAAAGGGAAAAAGTAACTACCTGCATACGCCCCCCTCATTCCTGGATACGCGTAGTTACTGATTGAATCAATCCATACGGTATTTCCGTAAACTATTGTCGACCCGAGCTTTATAATGCCAGACTCAAGAACGCCAGCATTAATGATTGGGGAGGTTATTGACGTCCCCGCCTTTATTCTGTCACCTGATATTGAGTTTGCAGTTATATTATCAGCAGTTAGATTTCTAATAACGGCGTTATTCATATAAACAACCCCGCCAGATACCATAAATGGAAGCACGTCTGAGCCTGGGTTCGCTGCGTCAGCTATTGCAAACTTATCAGCAAGAACAACAAAGTTACTTGTTAGTCCGCCCGCTTCATTTGGCTCCTGAGTAAGCCCAAAGCCAGCAATGTATTTCTTGCCATTTATATCTGTCTCCATTTTTATGGAGTATTTATTCATTATCCCATCATTCCACTGACCTCCAGCGGCTGCACACGCACTCGACGTAGAGTGAGCGAGATCAACACTTCCATCAATAACACAGTAACCGTTTACAACGTATGCCTCCTGAGTTTGCGCAGCCTCATTGCTGTCGCCAAATGATATTGCAAGATTATTCATCAACAGCGCTAGAGCCCGATCCTCTGTCGCTCTTGTTGTCGCCTCTTGTAAAATCTCGGAAGATGCATTTGCCGTGGACGCACTTATTGAGATCACTTTCGACGCAAGAGCTGTGGCGTCTGATGCTCTTGTTATTTCCTCGGTTGCAATTCTCGCATTGTTGTCATTTACCGCGTTCTCAATCACTCTAAGAACGGATGCTATTGCCTCCACATCATTTATTCTTACGATTGCCTCACTTGCAATTGCCGCCCTAGTTCCAGCACTTTCAAGCGCAAGAATCTTAACGCTCTTAAGAACCCCCTCAGAGTCAGTGCTTAAGTCATCAATTCTCTCGTCGGAAATATTTATTCTTCCGTATGCATCAATAACATCTTCTCTTAGAGCGACATTTGCCATGGCGTTCTCAAGAAGGGCGTCCGCACTTGCGTCAATATCATCTCTTATTTTTTTTATTCTGCCATCTGTCGCAGAGAGAAGCCCCGACGTTCCCCCAATAAGATCGGCCCACAGAGAGCTATCCTTGAAGTCAGACGTCATCTCCGTAAGAAGCTGAGTGAAGTTGGTCAAAGGCGTTGCAATAACCCCCTTTCCCACTGGAAATGCCAGTGAGGTTGACCCAACCTTGTTTACTCTTTTTACCCAATACGCATATTCATTTGTGCCAAATACCCCATCATGAACAAACGAGTTTCCATTTGTTGACCCCAATAGGGTGGCATTGTAGATCGAGTCAGCAAATCCTGTCTGACCTGGGTGAGAGTTCCTGTCCGAATACCAAATCTCAGTATGAGAGTTGTCATCTGATGTAACAATATCCCAGTCAAGAGCTATCTGTAGAAGCCTTGGCGTCGCATTCAACTCGCTGTGCGAATACGCAGTTCTGTAATTACCCAGCCCCGCGACGATTGAGATGTTTGGCGCTGATGATATTGGAGCCATTACACCGTCTTCGTCAATTGCCACAACTATTATAAAAACGCTATCTCCAGCCGATAGGTTTTCGATGGTTGTTGAAAATGACCCAGACGACACCATGACATCAGTTGATGTTGATGGTGAATTGACATTGTATATAACCTTTGCGCCGCCGTATTTGCCAAACGCAGGCGCTTTCCATGATACCGTTACCGCAGCTAAGCCATTGTCCCTTGGCTCAGACGCCGCCGATAGCTCCTGAACCTGACTGATCTCACCATAGTTCTCACTACGAGTGTAAAACACATTTGGATTGGTTACGGTGAGTGCGTGATCTGTAAATAAATACATCTCATCCTTATACTCTGTTGCCGTAATATCTCGATACATTGGGTCATCAGTCGCGGCAACATCGGTTATTCTATACTGCCCCGTTATTTCTTGATTGACCCCCGTAACCCACACACAGCCCTCTGAAACTGGGTATTCGAGATTGCCCACTAGCTTAACAAACTCACTCCCCTCTGATGCAACATGATCTATTTCATTCACCATTGTTACATCTGTGGAGTAAATTTCCACAGAGTCGCCAGAGCTAATGAAGAATGGCGATTTTACGCTAATGCTATTTGCAGACTGTCCGTAAATCTCATACTCATTCGTGCCATTTACAATGACCCTTTTTGCTTTTCTGCTTGATGAAATCGCTGATTGTAAAAACACAACACTTCCGTCACTACTGGAAACGGTAGTGCTTAGTAAAAGCGCATTGCTTGATATGACAGCAATCTTGTATCTCGCTCCCTCGTCTATAACGGCTTGGTCATACATAAATACCTCGCCTATACTAACGAGATTCGACGCAGCTTCACCAGCTACCCTTCCAGATGTTGACCACTTTGTTCCCGTTGCCTTTACATTTATAATATCACCGACGCCGCACGCAATTGACTCGATTGTTGAGGAAAATGAAATGCTTTTTGTTATGAACTTATTTTGATTTAATCTAAAATACGCCTCTTTCTCTGCGATTTTTCTATCGGTAACACCAAGCATAATAATTTGAGCAGAAACCCTGTCTGCATCCACCGTTTGTGAGTCAAATACCTTTACTACCTTCCTTCTGTATCTGTCATCTTTGTCAAAATAAACAACCTCTATCTCATTGGCTCTTTCAGATGTAGGCAGCCATGTTTCTGACATCGTGTCGACGACGACATTTCCGTCACCAAACAGCATAACGGGAATATCGGCTCTATTTATGACGATGCCATATCTTGTTCCAGAGTTTACAATCTGCGCGTGACCAGCAACAAGCACTGGCTGTATAGAGTCCCATACCGTAGATTGCGTCTCAACAATCGCATCAAATGTCAGATTATTTTCCGTGCAAAAGTCAGCCCATGAAACGAAAGTCTCCATTGAGATCATGTCATCGGACATTCCAGAGCCAGCGCTTCCCGTTAGCATATCTAGCGTCGTCCATGCTGGATTGGACGATGTTTCAAATACCCAAGATGACCCGTTCCATACTCTAACTTTTCTTCCATTAACCAAATACGATACATCTGGCATACCAGAGAATACCTCTGACATTTGCAGCTTTACACCAAACATAGCAGTGCCCGAGTAATTGGGCCTCTCCGTTTCGATCTCAGATACACTTGAGAGCTTTATCGTATCGCCTATCTTCGTGCTGCTATCTTCGGGGCTGTCTCTCTTAACCCTTACATCGTAAATGCCCTCTGACAGGTTTCTGCTTCTGAATGTCCAGAACAGAGCGTTTCTCACACTCCCTACAAGTTTTGACTCAATGACATCAAGCTGACCAGTCACATCGTTGAACACTCTGTAATACCCAGTATTGAAAAGACTCATGCTTCTGTAGCCAATGAGTCTTATTCCCTGACCTGGAGGTTGCTTAATCTGTTCAACTACCGTTTTTGACGTTATATCATTGAGCTCCCACAGCAAGCTGCTTGACCCATAGTTTACAGTCTTCCCCTCAGTTAGTGCCTTTGAAACAGGAAGCCCAGTGGATAAATCAAACACCTCGAATACATAAATGTCTTTACCAACTGAGCCATAAAACCCCATTGAGCCATAGCTACCCATTATGAGATCGCCAGCGTTCTGATTCTCAACGACTATATCATTTGCAAGATCGCCAATTGGCGTCGCCATTCTGATTGCAAACTGAGAGCTTTCATCCGTAAAACGATCAGTCCCAATGCCATTAATGACATATACGTTGTTTGCACCAGCGGCTCCCAGATCACCAGTGTTGCTTGCCCAGTTATCAGCCGATATGGACATGTCTAGCCATTCACCAGTTGAGCCAGATAATCTATACTGCGCTGTGATTGGAACACTGTGTTCTTCAATGTCACCCTTTTTGCTAACTTTGTATATTCCGCCAGGAGCCTCTATATTGACAGCAACGGCATTTACAGTTTTTGATGTCGTAAACTCTACAAAACTCCCGTCGGATAATGTTGTTCCTACCGCAACTGTCGTAGCGGAGTCATTGAAATTAGGGACGTCACCAGTTTCATGTAGAGTGTCAACGTGCGATGTTCCGTCATGCCTTTTGATGACGTCCCACCCAATTCCCTGACTAAACCCCTTGTCATTACCAAGTGTATATGCCCATGTCCAATTTCTACTATTCTCTATCACCTGCCCATTTACATGAACGTCACTTATTGACCCAATCTCACCGTCATTAACGCACATCATTAGGTGAAGCTCTTGTATTTCATTGGTCACATTTGCAACCTTTATACCAACTACGTTCCCACCAACTCTATACGTTCCATACACAATTGGGATTGGAATATCTTCAGTTCGAGTATTTACCGCACCTTTGTATCCGTATGACTTTCTATCTTCACTGTCAGGCAGTTCATCGGGCGTTTGAAGTGCGCCAACTATGGCAGAAACAACCGATGCGACTGTTGTGATTACCTGTATTACGCCGATAACACCAAGCTCAACCACAGCAGAAGCGATTGCCCCCACTATTGCACCTATTATCCCGCCTTGTGGAGCTTTGCAAACGGTAATTGTTTCACCAACTGCGGGGATTGCGAGCGCAACATCTTTCTGATCGATAGGCGACGTGCTGAGTATGATTGGGTAATCAAGATCGTCGGCAGAAAGGTAGTCGGCGATCGTCTTGCCTCTTTCGTGCGCAACAATCTCCGTCTCAACCCCTCTCTTTGGGTCAATTAGGTCGAAGAATCTAATTATGGTTACTGAGTCACCTGAGTTGCCCAAAACAATCCCTTTGCCGATCTCGCTGCTAATTTCTTTCATACTTATAAAACCCAATTATTTTACTTCTAACTAAACCAATTCTGTCAACTCTGACGCCAGAACCCTCTTCGCAGTGAATAAACTTTCCACCGCCTATGCAATACCCTATGTGTCTGTCAGCCCCCGTTCCGCTCATCAGCACGGCAACACCCTCTGACTCCGGAACCTTCTTCCAGTCACAAATGCCGTCATTCACTCTGTCGGTTATTTCCGCAACTGAGCCAATGCTTGTGTAGTCTGGCAAATCGACACCCTTGATTTTGCTGTAGATATACGAAAGGAACGAATAGCAGTCAAAACCCTCATCTGGAGTTTTGCCATTTTTCACATATCTGCTACCTATCAACGATGACATTAGCGCCATGTCGTCACCCGTCATGACTGCTGTATCCCAGAAAACCCACCAAATCTAACCTCATTTAAGTGACTTACGCACCCATTCTCGCCATCCAAAGTAAGACTGCATGAGTTATTTGCCCCCGCATACCCACAGGCTGCCGACTTGAATCTGTGTGAACAGATGTCCGAAAACTGCCTTCTTGGTGGAAACTTTCTTGTCAGGAATGGGCCAGCGTCTATCGTCCAGTTAATTACTCCGCCGCCAGAATTCGCCTCAGATATAAAAAACAGCTCCTTTATATCTGGCGCAGTGTTGGCTCTTGACGCCGAAGTTACGATAATTGATATTTTTGACCCGACAAGCCCACCCATGTATTCCATGTCGGTAGATAGCATCCCCTCCGCATCATTTAGAGATACCGTTACTTTTGGAGTCTCACCTACGCCAGTATCCATCTTCATTGTGAATCTGACTGGTGCATACAGGACGCCCTCTATCGACACTGGCTCGTCGTTATTCACAACTCTTATGTTCTTTATGTATTCGCCCAATGCGCCAATTACGGCAATATCTAACGCTATGATGTATGGGTCTGATGACGATGTTAGATTTTTATCCAATACCGCATCTAGTGACAAGTTTCTAGCCATTATCTAAACTTCAACAAATGATGCATTTACGTCCCAAAGCTTTGCGATACCTATCCCCACATAATCAAACTCTGGTGGCGCCGCAAACCTTACGTTTATAATCTCGTTATCAAGCTTATTGAGAATGAAAAAAGACAGTGCGCCTGTTTTCGTGTCGATTGACTTTTGCTCAATCAGCCTCTTTGATTCGTCTGGTATTGATGTCCATCCCATTTGAAATGTTCTTGCTGGCGTTCTTGTAAATCTAGGTCGCGTAACCTGATAACCCGCTCCAACGGCGTGCCTTATCGCCTGATCGTCGCCCCTTTCTTTATACTTGGTGGAATCAAACCCGTCAGGTGGGATAAAAAAACCAACATTTACAATTATAGTAATTCCGTCACTTGTTGTGATAGTCCCACCAGCGTTTGTTATAAGTTCGTGTTCAAATGCTGAAATGTCCGCCATCCCACCATATTCAGTAAGTATTGTTATGCCGTCAGGCTGCAAATATAGTTTCATTTCTTCATAGCTCCTTTCATTCCGCCGCTGAATCTTCCTGGTTTACTCATTGCAGACAGAACAATGTCGAGAACCATTTTTTCAGGATCAGCGGATTTCTTATTAACTGATGCCTGCTGTTCGTGGCCGCTTTGATTTATTAGATTTACCGTAACTGGTTTTTCAGATGTAGACTCTCTGCTTTCAGATGCCCCAACGCTACCTGCATTGACCATTGACTCGCTGTTTATATTTGGTATTGATGCCGTTGACACATCGGTGGGAGTGGGAATCTCCGCAATTCCTACCGATATTTGATTTAGCGACGTGCTTACGCCATCAAGCGATTTCACCAGTGTGGAAAAGTCAGCAATCGTATTCGTCACATTGTTACCAACATCACTCTCTACGCTCTCACTCATTACCCCGCCCTGTGCGAATGCCGAAAACGACTTTCCTGAGTTCATAGTTCCGCCATTCGCGAATGCAGATACTTTTTTCTTGCTACTGTCGCCACCACCTACATTTTTTGACACGCCATCTGGCATGGAGACCGTTGTTGCTAGAATTTCGCCACTTGGCAGAGGTATTTGTGCAGAAATCACACCGTTTGCCGCTTCTGTCACGGTAACGGGTATCGTCCTTCCGTCCACCATTGGTATAAATGCCTCTGGCATTGTTGATTCGCCAAACAAAGCAGTTCTCGGTTGCTTTGCGACGCCACCTCTTTTCATTTGAGACGCAGTTGTTTTCTTTGCCCCCTCGATGCCTCCATTTGCATAGGCATTCATTGTTCCGCCGTCAGCAAAAAAGCTACCAATCAGTTTGCCAACCGCACCAATGGCTCCCATTGCGCCTGACCCACCGCCGCCAAGTAACCCCTGTATGCTGCTGACTATTCCAGAAAACCCGCCATTTAGAATTCCGCCAGCAGTGTCTACTATCGTCGAGAAGCCACCAACAACCTTGTCTGACACCTTCCCAACGACTTCTGTAAATCCACCAGAAAATATATCATCGGTATTCTCAGTTACATCTTTTGCGCTCTCAGCAACCTTCTTCTCCGCCGAGTCAACCCCTGCTTTTTTGGAGCCCTTGTTGCCGACTATTCCCGCTATGCCTTCGCCATCCTGTGCGCCAGCCGCCTGTGCCACCGCAGTGCTTATCTCCCTCAGTATTCCAGTCTGCGTTACCAACTCGCCCGATATTGTCGTTAGCTGCGTTGATAGCGACGACAGGCTCGATGAGTTAGTTGCAACGCCAACCGCCGACTTGGGTGATAAGCCACTCTTCGTCTTGATTCCAGCAACGGACGCAACTGCCCCAGCAACACCTTTGCCAGCAACATCTTTGCCAACAGTGCCTTTCGCATCTGCCTTTGATTTGTCACCAAAAAGATTACCAAAAAATCCCGCACCTTTTACAAGAAGCGAGTCTGACTTGCTGCTGTCTCCACCGCCTTCTCCAGACAGCATTGACCACAGAGAGCTTGTCGCCGCTTTGATTTCCATCTGGAGCATTGATTTTGCAAATGACGCAACCAGGCTCTTGAAGTTCATCTCCCCGCCTAGTATTCCGTCAGCAAGCGTGTCTGCAAAGCCTTCTGAAAATGCCACACCAGCCTCAGACATTTTATCCGTAGTGTCTTGCCAGTCATCAAGCATCTTCAACATAGGGTCGCGATGGTTATACTCAATCAGTGCCAAGTCTGATACATACTGCTGCTGTATTTGAAGCAGCTTTTCAGCAAGAAGCCCCTTGTCTTTTATTTGACTGTTGGCATCTTCTATATCCCACTTCTTACGCTTCTTTAGTATGTTGATTTCCTTATCAACACTGTCTCTAACCATTTGAATGCCCGTGTCGAACATTTTTCTGTCGTGAGCGATCTTCCCAACTCTTGACTGCTCTCTAATGTCCGCCATGTGCTTTGCGCTAAGACGAGCTTTCTCAAGCTCTATGCTTGCCTTTCCGTCGTCACTTAGGTCCTTGACTGATTTGACATTCTCTCCAAGAAGAAGCTTTGCTGCATACGCCTCCATTATTGCCGCAGTTTCAGCTTTATATTCCGCTATGGGATTACCATGGCCTTTTGTATTGAGAATGCTTATTTTTTGCTTTAAGCCAATCTGCTCTTTAAGGGATTTTTTAACTGACTTGGCAACAACAAGCTCCTGCTTCACTTTCGCAAAAGACCGTTTGCCATCGCCCGCTCTGATTTGCGCAATGATTCTTGCCGTTTCACCAGCCGTCTTCCCAAGTAGAAGCAACTCGGTTCTTAGTTTATTTGCCCACGCTGTATCAACAGACCCACCAATTTTTAGCTTGGCAAGCTGCTCGTCAACAATGCCAATGTCGTCACCCAAGTCGATCAATTTTTGACGCTCTTCGGCAACCCAGCTAAACTCAATATCTTCGCCAGCCAAATTCTTAATTGACGCTTCCATCAACTTGGTTGCTTTATTTAGCTTGTTGATTTTTCCAGTAAACGCAGAGATTTTATTCTCAGCCTCAATCGCCTCGGCTGTCTTAGTAAGAAGCGCCGTAATCTTTACTTTCTTTAGCGCAATACTTAACTTATCAAACCCTGGAATAAGGTCAGTTATGTCTCTGTTTATATTGGCAACTTTCTGACGAGTTTGCTCAAGGTATCCATTCGACTTTCCAAATGAGTCATTTCTCGATTTCAGTTTTGCAAATTTTGAATCAGCGGAGTTAAGCAGTGAGATGAGCGCGGATATTTCATTCTTCGCCTTCTTAGTGCCCTCTGTTATTGCGCCAGAGTCATCGCTTCCCTTTGACGACTTGATTTTTTTGTCCTGAGCCGATGCTTTCGCCTTCTCCAGTTGTTGAGCCAGAAGTATAAGTGCCTTAGCCCTCTGAATTTCAGGCAAGCCAGCGTCCTTATCTGCATTTCTAAGTATGAATTGGTAAATATCTTTTATCTTTGACGCAGCCAACCCAATTAGTGACATTTGAGATTGTATTTTTTTATTAATCTCCGTTATGTTCGTCTCTATTTGAATACGCTTTGTTATATCTCCGTCACCAGCAATGTTGCTTTTGAGCTCCAGCTCCAATCTAAGCTTTTGATTTCTCAGCAACTCAAGCGCAGCCTTTCCATTTTTTTCAATGGCCTCTTGATCCACTATCTTTACGCCAAGAGACCCCGTTTCGTCGTTACCAAATCCATTAATAACTGACTTTACTTGAGCAATTTGGCGATCAATCATGACGATCTCTTCATCAAACCGCTCTTGCGATAGTCTTCTTACCGTCTCTTTAAACTTATCTCTTATTTCAATCTCTGATTTGCCTGTTTCCTTAATGGCAAGCAGCTCTTCTCGCTGAATTGCTTTTGCCGCATCAAGACCCGCACTGTATTTTGACGACAGGGCCGATACGCCAGAGCTTAGTGCCTTAAATCTCGCACTTGCAATTTTCTTCGCCCCCTCATTCACAACCGCTATGGTTGACGCAACAATCCCACGCTCTCCAACCTCAACATTTTCTGTCAGGTTTTTTATCTCCTGTTCGTATTGCGCTATCCTCTCAGCCCTCACTTTTCTTTCGGCATCAAGAACTGCTCCGCCAAATCCAATTCTTGACATAGAGTATTTCTTTTCGTTTGCCACTGCCTTCTCTTCTTCGGCATTGAGCTCTGCTATAAGTGAGATTCGCTCTCTTATCTGATCTCTAATGTTACTTACGCCACTCATGTTGTCGTAAATCTGCACTTTTGAGACAACGCCCGTATCCTTGTCTTTGTCTGCCAGCTTTCCAGCCTCCACAGCATCTTTTGACGCTTGCTCGGCTCTTTGCGCTGCGGACGAATACTCATACCAAGCGTATGCTCCAGCCGCAATCAATCCAGTTACAATACCAACAGGACCACCAAGCACGGTCATTGCCGCACTTAGACCTGTAACGGCAGCAGTAGTTGTTGCCGTCCCAACGGTAACTGTAGCCAGAACAGGCGTCATAAGCGTGATCGCCCCCGCTGCAATTCTTATTTTTCCCGACAGTGTTGCGAATCCAGCGGCTAGTCCGCCAGCCATTGCTACAGCTACCTTTGCGATGCTAGATGCTGCAAATAACCCAGCGGAAAATTTGGCAATCGTCAGAATCACATCGCCGTTATCTTTTATTACATCCATCAGCGCACTTGCGCCATTTATTAGCGGAGTGAAAAAATTAGAAATGGACTGTTGGTTTTCCATTAGATAGTTGACTAAGTTCACCGAGCCTCTTACGACCGCATCCAACCCCTCTCCCAAATTCTTTGCAAACAAAAGGGCCTCTTCGGTATCAAGAATATCAATGAGACCTTGAAGACCGTCTTTTGCTGAGTCAAAAAAACCAGCATCACCCACTTTCTTTTGAAACATGACCCATTTTGTAGATAGCTGAGACACCATCCCATTCCATGTATCCATCATTCTTTCAGCCGAGCCAGCCATTGACTTTTCAAACTCAAGCATCATCAGCTCAATCGCGGGCTTTGCCTTTACAGCTCCGGACGAAATCGCTTCAACTAATTTACCGACGGACATTTCCATTCCGACAGCCATAGATTGAATTGCTGACGGCACTGCTTCACCCAATTGCTGACGCAGCTCTTCCATAGATACGACGCCCTTAGAAGACATCTGCTGAATAGCAACGGTTGCTCTGTGTAAGGTCTCGTTATTTCCCCCAAAGTTCGCTATAGCGTCTGTAAGGGAGTTTAAATTACCCATTACATCTTTCAGCCCAGCAGTCTTTAGCTTTACGAATGAATTTGATAGTTCGTTGATGGCAAAAGGCGCACGTTGAGCCTTTTCAAATAGCACATCAACTTCGTTTGCCGCCTCAAGAACCTTGCCCTCAAAAGTGGTGGCGTTTGAGAGACCCTGCATTAAAACAGTCATTCTCTCGATTTCGGCGTTGGATTTTACAATTCCCATTGTCCACCCAATAAAAGCATCATTGAGTGAGTGAATTACGGTGCGCGTTGATGCGCCAATGATTGCAATATCCCTAAGTGTCGGAAGTATTCCGTGAAGCTTCTTTTCTGTCTTGGCGACTTTTCCACCAAGGCTATCGAAGTTTCCTGACAGCGCCTTTACTGTTGCGCCAGCTCTTCTAATCCTGTGCGTAAACCCTCTGTCGTTTAGCTCAAGCTCAACACTTATATTTCCAAAACTCACGAATATTGCCCTCTTTTGTTTACATTGATAATCTAGCCTTGAGCGACTTCACGCTCTCCCTGTCCCTTTTCACGTTCTTGACAACAATTGTCCCTATCGACTCAGTGAGCTCGGAAACCTTTGCCTCAATTGACTCTTTCGTATTGATTGCTGTTGAAACGCCCAAAGCACGCATGTCTTCTGCCGCCGCAAGTCGATCAATACATCCGCTAAATAACCAAAATCTTCTTATCGGCATGGACAAGACGTGTGCATCTGTCATGCCGTAACGAAGACAAACTCTGCAAAAAATAAAGCCAAAGTCGAGAGATACTAGCTCTGACTCTTCTCCACCTGCTCTGGCTTTTTTGAGTCGCCCTTTTCTTCATCTTCTTTCGCACCTGCTGGAACGCTTCCGTCTCTTGCGAAATCAACAATTGCATTTAATTTTGTAAGCCCCTGTCTAACAAGCACTTCTTTCGGACATGTGGGAAAACTAATTAGAACCGTCTCGACCAAAAATTCGATACGTTTTGAAATCGTGTCTTCACCTTTTTTCTCAACTTCTTCAGCTCGCTTAGTGATATTTACAAAGTCCTCAACGGACATTTCTTTCATCGCGTAGCTTTCGCCCTCAAGCGTGATTAATCGCTCTTCTTTAGCTAAGGTGTCTAAATTTAATACTGATGCAGCCATCGTTGTTCTCCATAAAGCAAACCCCTTTTGAGCAAGGGGTTTTGGTAGTGGTTAATTGAAGGTTAATTATAAGTCACTAATGACTTACTATACAAGATAAAGTTATGCCGTAGCAGTCGTATCACCTAATTGAAACAACAACTTAGTTGTTGGGTCTGGGTATCCAGTGAACTCAGTATTGTAAACTCGCTCATCATCATGCTTGTATGCAAAACTCATCGCACCCGCTGTTGCTGCCAATGGGATAGTTAAATCCTCAGAAACATCAGAATCAGCCAGCTCAATTGGGTGAAGCATTAATTCCTGCGCAACCGACAGTAAGTTAGTTCCAACACCGTTTGTAATATCAACACGTTTCTTGGTAGCATCTACACCATCAACAATGAGTGATGACCCAGGCATAATCGCAACTAAGTTTTCCAAAGTTGTTTCTGCCAATGGCGCCTTCACTTTAATGTCACGCTTTGTAACGTATTCATTAATTACAGACTCACCAAATTGGTCAACTGTAACCTCATGCGTATCGGTTGTAACATCAACCTCAACACCACCCTTTGTGTAACCTAAGTCAACACCACCAAACGTAATCTTACATACGCCTAGCTTTACATTAGCTGTATCACTTGCCATTTTAAATAGCTCCTATTAATTAATTTTCTGTATATGCCGTCTCAAAATTGACGGAAAATTCAACGTAGTCACCTTTTGACACCGGAAATGCAACTGGGTCGTGCAGTGGGTTAATGTAGTGAATATAAAGTCCACCGAAGTTTTCTCTACTCACTGTCAAAGCGTCCAAAACCTGTTTCGCCAAGTCGTAGCCGCTTTGATAGTCAGTCGATCTTACAATGCCCTGAAACCCCGCCTTCTTATAGTTTGGAAGATTTGGATCAAGCGTTGCTCCACCAAGATTGTGAAGTAACAAAATGCCACGATTTACGCCACTTGGCATGTGATAAACAAACACCGACTCGCCAGTGAGTGCCGCAGCAAGTGCATCTCCAAACGGCATAATATTCATTTACCAATCCTGTTGTTTACGTTCTGTCTGACATTTGCGTGAATCTGTTTGCTCATTTTTTTATACGCTCTCTGTAAATACTTTGGACCCACCTTTACGCCAACCTGACTTTGCTTGTGCTGCGAGCCTGGTCCTAATAAATAATTGCCCTCATGCATATCAAACGCATAGTCGCCAACCGTTCTGTTTCCAGATGTTTGGCTGCCATCCTCATTCGTAATGACTGCTGGGTGGCTTTCATCCACATGAACCTTGAACGAGTGCCTTCCTCTTGCCCCAGAGACAACCTCCATCTTGATTGCATCCTCAAGATTGCCCTCGTCAACGGGGGCATGTAACCTTGCCAAGTCTCTAATGTCCTCAGCGCCTTCTTTCATAGCAAAACGTGCGCCCTCAGATGCCCTCTTTGCCATGTTCTCAAGCTGATAGCCAATAGAGCCCAAGCCCTTTACCTTTAAGCCCACTTCACGCAATCCACTTGATGATGATGTGGTCTTCCGTGAACATCATTTCTTGCGAAAATCTGCATAACTCTCAATGTTTGGCCTTGAACGGTCAATCTGTCGCCCTCTGAAATATCCGTTTTAATGTCAATCAAAAGTCTTGCATCGGCAATCATTTCATGTGCGTTACCACCCGTTGCCGATGTGTCTGTTCTTACAGATGTTCGCAAGCTTTCCGAATACAAACGAACTATCGAGCATCTGGCATTTGTTGAGCCAGATACGCTAGGTTGTCCAAATGCATCGAAGCCAGACAACCTTTCTATTTTTAAATCAATATTTCCTTTGAACATGAGGCGCATTATACCAAAAAAGCCCAATAAAATAAATCACTTATGACTTACTTTATTGATTTTGGAAACACTTTTGTATTTGGGTGAAGGTGCATAGCCCGTAACTCTTGGTAGTTTTCAAGAGGAATCACAACACCATTTGACAAAATAATGCTAGTTTTTTTCAAAGATGCCGCACTGATGGCATACGCATCTGCATTAATTCCAATCAGATGCGATCTAATTACAGACCTGATATACCTGTCGGACCTCCATCTTCTTCCCGATCTATCGACGTAAGTTAGCTTAACGCTGTTTTTAGCCCCGATAAATGAGCTGAGTTCAGTTTGCCCGCTCAATCTATTTTGCAGCTCAGCAGACACGATTAAACGCTTAATATCGAGCGTCATTCCCTCTATGTCTTTGAGCATTTGTCTTGCAACAGCGGTTACGGTATTTTCAACGGCAGATGAAACTAAAATATCTACATTGGCATCTCTAGCAACTAGCGCACCTGACCTAACAAGCGCATCGCCAAACGTCTTATCTGACATTTGCCTAACTCTAGTCCACATAAAGTTAGTTGTTCCATTAAGCAAGCTGTCGGAGCTCTTTGAAAAAACTCTAAGCTCACTGGCCATGTTTTGATTTCTAGTTGCAAAGTAAAACATTCCCATCAACGAGGATGAGAACACTTCGTATGACTCAACTATTTCTTTCGTAAAAGAATCAAGCTCTTCCAAGAATCGCACCGTATTTGATATATCCAGATAAAGCATTCAGCGCCTTTCTCGATACAGAAATTAGCAATGGCTTACCCGGTCTATACATATTTGACGACTCACCAACTGTTTCCGACATAAGCCCAGCCTGACGCTTTTCGGAAATTGGATCATTTCCAAGTGCTGCATCCGCTTCGATTACCTGCGCCCTTTTTAGTGACGTTTTGAAGTGATCAGATAGTGCGGAAAAATCAACAACACTCATTGTGTTGATCGACTCAATGCCCGCGCCGTCCACGTCAAATGTAAGTTTACCTACTCTATGAAACGACTCAATTAACGCCGCTTGTTTTTGTGCTTCGCTTGATGACAGCCACCCGTCCAAATTAGGAATATCAATGGCGATCATTTCAGCCTCTTGATACGTCTGGTATGAGTTTGTCATTATTGCAATCTGGCTATCTAGCTGAATTGCGTAAATGTGGTCAATTACCGATGTTGAGCCCGATGAGTTGGTTACATACAGCTTTACCAATCTTGACTCCCTAACACCCTCTGCCGCAACCGTATTGTCTGTCGCCAATATCGTCACTTGAAGCACATCGGCAACAATCGTAGCAACGTCAATGGGAACATCGGGCCCAATTTGAACCTGATCTCCATTGAATAGCTTTAGCATAACGGCAGTTGATGTGCTTGGAACGGATAGGTTAAAAACAGAGTCAAAGCCGCTTGCGTAAGTATCCATGCCTATTTCTCAATCTCTTTTGCAATTAGCTTAATAATTCCAGCAATTGAGTTACCCTTTACGCCAAACTTTTTAGCAACCTCTCTTACTGCGTTGATGCCACCTTTGTCTGCAATTTCCTCAACAGACTTAACTGTGTATTCGTTGCCATCTTCATCAACAATTGAATCATCGACAATCAGCTCTTCTTTAACAATCGGCTCTTCGACAATTGTTACCTTCTTTTGAACCTTTGCGCTAACATCCACGCCCTTTGCCAAATCCGCAGCAACGCCCAACTGATTACCCGTAACGACGCCACCCTCATCCTCATGCAAGACCTCTTCGATACGCATTGATGCGCCCATGCGCTGAACATCTGACTTTGACAAGTCTTCGACGGAAATTCCATTTACAAACTCAATCCCGCCAATTTCCCCAGTAAACTTATTAAAGCCCACTTCGTTAATCTTAACTACAGCCATTTTTCTTCCTCTAAAATGCAAAAAAGGGAGCCATAAGACTCCCTTTCTCAATTTCTAACTAACCATGTTGGCTATTAGATGTTTGTAATACCTTTGATTCGAGCCAAAGACTTAGTTGATTTAAGTGCCAAACCGCAATACCATTTTAAACGTGTGCGAGTCGCATCTTTGTTTTGAACAGTTCCTAAATCTTCAACGTGCATACCAGCAGCTTCGCCACCCATGATGCCGTGTAAGCCATCAACTTCGTTAAAACGCACTGCGTAGATCGAAGTAGATGCTGTTTCAGTTCCCTGAACCTCATCAGTAGGTAAGAAATCATTCACGATGATCGGCATACCGTTGTGAGCTGGGATAGGTTGACCGAAGTTACCCATCATTACGCTATCAGCAGGAACGCCGCCTAATGAACGAAGCAATGCGCGGTAAGCTCGTAACGTTCCAGAACGCATAACAATCGCATCTGCACCGTTAGCAATGGCATCGACTAACTCATCTAACATAGATAAAGTTAAACCTGCGCCGTTTGCACCAGCGATAATTTCTTGACCAGCATCGACTAAATTAGCTAAACCATCAAACTCAGTAGGAGTGGCAGTTGCATCACCTAAAGCAAGTGTGCGTTGAAACTTACGACGCAAGCCCTTCGCTTTTGCTGCAATTTGGATAGCACGTTGAGAGTTTGTGTCACTCATTGTGGTATCTAAGAACTTATCAACATCCACGTCGCCAATTAAGACTCGTAATTTGCTGGTAATTTCGGTGAACGTAGCTGCACCCTCTGGAACCGTATCATCAACTGGATTAATGAATGACGCTTCGGAGATTGTATTTTCGCGGTTGTAGACGTAAGCCTTACCATTGATACCCGTAAAAGGAAGTCGTGCGAGCATTTCATCTTTATCGATGATTTCCTCAATAACGCCAGATACAAGTTGGTCGGTAGATAGCTTCTCAGCTTCAGCTTTTAATAAGCCCATTTCAAAATCCTCAAGTAAAAAATAAATAAAAAATATTTGATTACAAGCGATTTCTCTTACGCCTAATAACTCACTGGTGACTTACTTTGTTAGGAAAAATAAAATCACCTCAAGGTTTCTTATGCGGTGATTAAATCTCGTGCCTTAATAAGTCACTAATGACTGACTAATATACACCAATTCTCTTAAAAGTCAAGAGGTTAGTGTTACTCCGCCAACCCCGCTGCGATTTTGCCAACGCCCGTTAGCTTAACTGGCGACTTTGCAGCAGCTTTACCACCGTTAGTTCCAGACCCAGCACCTTGCTTTTGCTTGCTCTTTAGCATGGTTGCCTTGTCTGGATCAGCGTCAACAATTTTTCTAAGTGCGGCATCAAAGCTCAAATTGTCACCGCTTGCGTCAACAAGTGGCGTTCTTCCTGGCGCACCTTTTGGTCTGTCGTAAGCAACTGTCTTGTCACCATCAATGTCGAAGTGATCGCCGTAAATAATGCGTGCCTTGCCTGGTGACAGATTTAAGTCATCACCAATGAATGCCGATGTGTCAAACGAGTGACCCAGCGTAAGCTTGCTGATGATACCCGACTGTGCCTTTAGCGCATCCTCAAGTTCGCCAATTTTCGCATCGCGACCTGTTACAATTTTCGCGTTTTCATCAGCCATTTGCGTTTTCAATGCGTCCCACTGACCCTCATCTTCAAGTTTTTTTGTATCAGACGCCTTCTTGTCGGCAATTAGTTGGGATACCAATTCAAGATCGACACCATCGAACTTCGACAGATTATCAGTAAGCTTGGCAACTTCTTCTTTGAGGTCTTTGTTTTCGCCTTTGCGCTTCATTACCTCTTTTAGCAACTTAGCTTCGCTATCGGAAGTTCCGCCCTCACCTTCTTTTTTGTCATCCGCATCGACACCTTCGCCTTTGCTTTTGTTATCATCACTTTCGTCGGCAGCCCCAGCGTCATCAGCAGCACCACCAATGCCCTTGCCTTCTTCGCCAGCTTGTTCCCAGTAACCTCTTGCTAACAATCTTTGTAAATGTAATGCCATGTATCTATTTTCCTATGGTTATAAAATTATTTATCAGAAGCCGAATCGTCGGCATCATCGTTTTTGTCTTCACTAATGTCGTCATCTTGAGGAATGAGTGAGCTTTCGGGCATCAAAAGCTCATCACTCATTTCATCAATTTCAGCAATCATTTTCACCTTCAACTCTTTCTTTATTCTTGGAAAAAGCTTATCAACAAGAGCTCTCATCTGCTCCTTTTTCATTTCAGTTGGTGCAGAAATCAGCATAAGCTGGTTTGCAATATCGAACTCATCAGAAAGCCCTCTGATGTCGAACGTCTCGGGGTATGTCACCAAGGAGTTCAGATAATCGAGATCAGCATCCTCCCCGTGCCACTTCATTACCAACTCCATCATTTTGACCTCAGCTCTTTGAAGAGATGCCGCCTTTGAAGTCAATAATGCATTTACTCTTTCAAAGTCATAAGCCTTTGCCACGCCAGATGAGTTATCAATTCCGACCGCGTTGTCCTGCTTTGTTCGCTCTCCCGCCATGCCTACTGAGTGGTAAATCTCATTGATGATTTTGGTAACAACAGTGATTATCAACTCTGCTTGTCTGGGGTCTGGCGACAGATAAAACGGCTGGCCACCATGTTCACCATCAAACAAAAAGATTCGCTTTGTCCCCATCTCCACTAATTTTTTATACGCACTTTCGCCTGGCAAAATTCCCTGAGCTGGCATAGCAAGTTGCGAGAATGACTGATCTTGAATAATTGCGTCAAGATTTGACAGGTAGTTTGCGACCGCTCTATCAAGATACGAAATATCCCCAATTAACGACGGAGAGGAATAAAGCTCATCACTGTCGTTGTGATCCACGGAGAAAATAGGAACAATACCTAGCTTATGCGATCCGCTGTCACCAATCTTTCCACCGTCGTCGGTTGCTTCGATCAGATACCAATCATCTCTAGTCCACAGTCGGTAAACCTTTGTCTCATCGCCTGATGCCGCGAACGGGTCTTCATCATCACGTCTGGTTTCCATTATGAGAATCCAGTTTAGGTGGCCATCATCGCCATAGCTCATATCCAACACATGTTGTGGCTTTACCGTGTAGCCATACTCACGCGTGTCATTTAACTCATCATCACGCTTTGTTCCGTTGTCATCAGTCTCTTCATCGGACGATTGCAAACCGACTTTGTTATTGTCGATAACAACCCAGATTCGACCATAAATTGACGATTCCTTTTCAATACTTCGGATGAACTTTTTAATTGACGAACTTCGCTTCGTAGCTCTAGTCCAGAACTTAGAAATTTGCTCAGGCGCATCTTCTTCATTGCGACTAATTTTCGCCTTGAAGATATACTTACTGACTAAATCAACAACCTCTTTCGTGTGATTAAACCGATATGCGCGATCCACTCGATCTCCGTATTCGGTATCGCCCTCTTTGATGTATCGAAACACGTTATCTTTAAACCAATCTCTTCCGCCCTCGTAGCACGCTTCAAGGAAGTTCCAATGATTTACCCTGCTGTTGTATTCAGGATGTCTGCGGGCAATTAACTTACCCAGTTCTTCTTCGTTCAAATTATCACCAATGTTTATGTATAAGTCACTAATGACTTACTAATTATTTTAAAGGGAAATCCCCGCAACCTCAAGTTTTCTAACAGGAAATTCAAATTCAAGGAAGTATCCAGCCGCATCAGTGGCATGCTCAACACTCATTGCCTTGTTGATTTCCCTAGACCCTTCTTTGTAAATCGTTTGCTCAAACGATTCAATCGTTTGCCTGCATTTATTATCAACGCGCAGCCTTACTTGCCCGTCGGCTGATCTCAGCATTCTGTTTACGGAGTTCACCCTGTCTGCAATTGCTGGATGCTTTCTGTGAAATTTGAGCCTATTCAAGCCCTTCTCTCTAAAAATATCCAAATCAGTTTCACCACGCGCATGTTGGCGAGCTTTCCCCGCTGGATCGGGGTAGATTGTTATTTGCTTCATGTGTCGCCAATAACGCTTTTCTATTTCTTCACACGTTTCCTCCGTATTTGACCCGAATAAGATAATTTCATCAACAACCCACACCTCCCCGCTATCTTGAATTTGAAATATTACCGAACTCATTGGGTCGATATTAAAATCCTGCCCAATGTATATCGGCAATTTTGGATTGAACTTGTAATCCCCAGTATGAACTTTTCTGTCGAATGGGTAATAAACTCGACCCGACATTGTTTCAAAGCTTGCTAAAAATTCTTGCTTGAATGACTTCTCATCCATATCTCGCTTTGCACTTTCAATCTCTGACTCAGGAACAAATGGAGACATGATCGTTGGGTATTGCCATGACTTCCACTGACCAGACTTCTTAACCCCGTCCTGACCCAAAATCCAAGCATCATATAAATGATTAAATGCTTTTGGCGTGCCAATAAATAGCGCGTGACCGCCCGTTGTCGCCAGTGTTGGTCTAAGAACCTTAGTCCAAGTTTCAGGTTTCATATCCTGAAACTCATCCATAACGACATAGTGAAGCCCGACACCCCGAAGAGTATCGGGCTTATCTGCACCTTTGAGCTCAATTATTGAATTGTTGATTAACTCAATTGTCATGGTGGTTTCGTTCTTTCTTCTAATCCAACGGCTTGGAATGGCATCTTGAAGCTCCCGCCACATGATCTGCTTTGCCATTCGATACGTCGGTGCGACATACCAGATCAACCTATTTTTTACAGACCCCGCATTTACCAGAGCCGCTTTTGATAACTGAGTTTTCCCCCAACGTCTGCCCGCAACAACAACCTTGAATCTGCTCTTGTAAGCGAACACCTCATGTTGGCCTGGGTGGAGCATAATGCCACTCAACCCTCTAACTCACTTTCTTCAAGCGCGGAAACATCGCTTTCGCCAAATCCATCGTCCTCAGCTGAATCCATAACATCCTTGATGTTCTGCTCAGTCATCTTCACAATTTGCAGATCAGGCAGATTGTCTTCTGACTCAAGCTTGCCGTCTCTCGCACCAAGAACAAAGTGCTTGTGCGTAAGAACATTTGTAATTATCGACGTTAGATCGGCAATCGTCTTAACAGCGTCCTTGTCCTCCTGAGTTGCCTTTACTCCATTCTTCGCCATTCGTCTCATGACGACCGCTGCCATTTTCTCAGCACCGTCTATCAGGGTGAAGCTTTGCTCCTGAGCATCGAGAAATCTCTTCGCTGTTTTATCAATCTCAACCAGCATTCGATCCTCAACCTCCTCCTTGATTTTCATTTCAAGTTCCTGAGCGTGCCTTTCTCTATTCACCCCGCCTATTGATTTGAAATGCCGATTTACGGTTTCTGGCTTTATGTCATTCATTTCCGCCAATTGTTTTTGTGTATATCTACCCGTCTCATACTGAGCAACGATAGCCGCCCATTCAAATGGCTGTAGCTTTCTCGTCGGCTTTCTCTTTTTTCTCGGTTTCTTAATTTTTTCTTCCGTCACTTTTCAATCCTAAATTCATATTATTTAAACTAAACCAGAGCGTCTTCACGCTTCAAAAAAACTCAACCCGATAACTGACTACTTATTTTCTTATTTGAAGCTTACGAAGCACATAAGACCCGCTAAAACATCACAAGCTAAGTCACCGATGACTTAATAAGAAACAAACAGCTATTTCCGTAAGTTTGCAAACACAATGTCTCCGATGTGTTAATTTTGCCTATTTTGTCGTAAATTTTCCCTTTGGAATCAACAACTTAACTAAAATAATGGGATAACCCCTTGATTTATAACAATAAAAAACGGCCATCTTTTCTCTTTCCACTCATTACTTATATTATTATTATTAGGTTTTTAAAGGGGTTATATAAACAGTAGTAAGAGAAAAGATGGCCGCAAAACTTCGTTTAAAATCAACGGGTTATCCCTCTTTTTGACTTAACTTGTTGATTCTAAAGGGAAAATATGACGGATTTTCAATTGACGTAAAAAATCTAACCTACTGATTTAAAACAATAAAATAAAATACCCATGTTATTTTCACCATAAAACAAGAATGTCGGCCATCAACTCTGTTTCATAATTTCATACCCTTTTTTCGTTAGCGATATGACACATCGGAAATGACCTCTTCTTTTTTGCCTATCCTTTTTCTCTATCAATTCTCTATTTACCAATTTTCTAATAGAGAATTGAATTGAGTCCTTTGTCGTTTCGTAATTCAATCTGTCGAGAATTTGATCGAGATCGGGAAATGATCCATCTGCATTTCCCTTTTTTATTACCGACAAAATATTTACCTGCTTTTTCGTCAATCTCACTAAGCAAATCCGTCATCGTCGAATGGCATCGGAACCCCAAATAGGAAAATAAAAAACCACGCAAATAAAATTAGCTTTATCGCAATAAGCTCATAGGCGATCATTTTTGCTCACCTATAAATTCAAAACTGGCGGTAACTCTTCCTAGCGATGTTGAGTTTTTAAACTGCCCCTTGCTGGTGGTTGGCGGAACCATGCTTGGTTTTCTCGTCATTTTCCACAGCGGCGACTTCGCTCTATGTGCGTTCATGGCAGGGTGACTCGCGACACCAGTAAACCGTCCGCCAATATCAAGAAAGTGCTGACCAACTGCATTGTTGAGTGCGCCGCCAATTCCGATTCCTTGATAGTCAGGTAATACAACGGTGCGGTGGCTCTTCCACATATTCCTGACGGAGTGATGAGGGAATTTAAGCGCGGCGACGAATGCAACAGGGTCACCATTGACCGTTGCCATAAAACACCGAGATGATTTATTAATGTCCGCACTTAAATAATGATGTCCCTTGAAAATCTTCCAAGCGGAGTGATGAACTCGCTGTATTTTGAGGTCGATTTTAGGTCGCCGAAGTGACCCCCTTTTGAACTCTCCAGTATCAACGTAGTAAACCCAATCAGGCTCAAGCCAATCAATAATGTCGTAGTGACATGACACCGCAACCATTTTTCTGCCAGCACGTCTTACGAATTTTTGAATAGCAAAGCTACACATTTTCGCCACGTTTCTATCAACGACACTGGTAAACTCATCAACAACCGCAGTTCCTTTTGTGTCGAGGATTAACCGTGCCATTTCCGCTCTGAACTTTTGCCCGTTACTAAGCTTGTCGAACGGAAGCATCCATACTGGCGGAGAACTAAACCCTACTTTTGACAACGCGGTGGTAATTTCCTTAATGGATAGGTCTTCGCTAAATCCATCGAGCAGTGACTTGTCAAAAGGCCAGTCAAACCCCTTTGACCCATCAAAGTAATTTTCTTCACCAAACACCGTCTTTGCAATTGTCGTCTTTCCTGCGCCAGATGGACCAACAATGACACCCACGCCCCAGTCATCAATATCCTCAATCGGCATATCAATGTCCCATTCGCGAGTAAGTCTTTCTGTCGCAGGCACATCAAACATGCCCGCAACACTTTCTGTTCTAAATGATGGGATATAGTCGGATTCAACCGTGTGCTTAAAGCTAGGCATTGCTCACCCACTCGTTATGCTTGTGAGTGTATGCCTCAAGCTCCCAGAGCTTAGATACTGCATCTTCGTATGAAATGCCGATACCGATGTCATCTGGCGTATCACCGTCGTCATACATGCTTCCAGACGTTCCGATAATTACGAAGCCACTCTTTACGGTCATTTCGCAAATAGTAACTCCACCTCTTTTGTCATACTTCACGTTTTCAATTAATTTAATAACGTGATCTCTGTTAATGTTTTCTTCAAAAATGGCGGGACTTGCAAAAGCCCACTTTGCCGCCTTTGAAATTACATTGATAATATTTTGCATTTTCTACCTTCCTCGATCATTTGTTTGTATAACTGCTCCTGCCCCGCCTCGTCATCGCACTCGACAACAACCGAGAACGTCGGCTCGTATTCATCAGGAACAGGTCTTGCGGGCTCATCTTTACTTACTTCTGTATTTTCAGTGCTTGCTGTGGGTTCGACGTCAGCCGTCTCCACCACATCGTCATCAACCAGATCGTCAAGTTCGTCAGTCAACCCCTCGATGTCAATATCCAAAATATCGGCAAATGACTCAAGTTCGGAATTGTTTAGCCCGATTGAGTCAAAGTTGATTTCAAAGTCGCTATCTGCCAGTAACTTAAGTTCGTCCAACATGAGCTTTTCATTGATCTCGCCTCTAGCAACAAGGTTGTCGGAAATTCGCATTTCAACCTTTTCTTCTGCCGACAGCCCTTCGCGAACAATTACAGGAACGAACTTCATTCCTGCTTTTTTGGCAGCAAGTCTTCTTCCGTGACCTTTTAGAATTACCCCGTCTTCATCAACAACGATTGGAACGTCGAACCCGTTTTTTCTAAAGTTAGCAACAAGGTTGTCAATTTGCTTTTCGTCATGAACCTTTGAATTTTTTTCGTATGGGATTAAGTCAGCAACACCCCATTGCTCAAGCTTATCTACAATCACGATCTCTTTTCTTTTAGCCATTATCTTCTACCCCAAAGGTCTTCTTCATTCATAGTCGCTCTCGCAACTTTCTGTGTAAATCCCAAGCTCTTCCGCCAGGCTCTCATCAATATTGTTTTCTGACGCAACGACATCATCCATGTAAATTTCATCACGCCCCTTGTCTTCAAAAAACTCGCCATACCCGCAGTCATCACAGATGTCGGGGTTGAGCTTGTTTACGCACGCCTTACAGTCGTCAAACTTACTCATTGCCGCCTCTACCCTTCATTAGTGCATACACAAGGGCATCACCTGCGTTGGTTAGCGAATCAGACTCATTCAATTTCTGCTTCTTGATGATCTTTCCGATAATGTCTTGAATTGCATTTGAGTCCTCGATCGCAACCTTGAATCTCATAATCGTATGTGTCTGAACATCAACCTGCTCTGTTTCTTGCGGAACATCAATCTCGTCATCGTCATCCAGCATATTTAGTGTATCCAAATCAATGTTTGTTGATGAAATAAGCACCTCCACTTCCGAATCCGAATATGGAAGAAAGTCTGATAGCGATGTTGGGTCTTCAAGTGATGAAATTAACTCGGATAGCTTTAGCCCATCATCCGCTCCATATCTCGCGTTATCCGCAATGCTAATCTTCTTTGCCATGTCGTCAGTCATGGCCTCATGAACAACGGCTTGGATGGTTTCGTTTCCCAGCTTTCTTGCTACCTTAGCTCTGTGCTCGCCACCAATAATTTCATACGTGCCGTTCCCCAGATGTCTAACGACAATTGGCTTAAATGAGCCATTCATTCTTAAGCTTTCTGTCAGCTTTGCTTCGTTTTCTGGACTCATTACATTTGAGTTCCAGGGATTGTTCACTACGTCTCGTAAATCAATCTCTTCCATATATGGTTTGTTCAAATTCCTTCCCATGTCGTATTAAAAATAAGTCACCAATGACTTATTTTAATATATGTTTGATATAAAAAACAAGGAGTTATCTTTTTATGATAAAATAATCATACCTTTTTCATTACTTATCGGTGATAAATATGGCAGTGTTACAAATTGCCTCCAACGCAACGAATGCCAAGATTTTCAGAGCAGATCGACAAACTAGACTATATGTGTCTGAACTTTTGTCCTATACGGTCGAGGGCGCAGAGCACATGGCGTCGTATAAATCAGGTCAGTGGTCTGGCATATCTACATTTTTTAATTTCAAGAAAGACTCATTTCCTGCTGGATTCGTTCAGTATATAAAGTCGTCGCTAGAAAAACGCGGCAATATAGTTCAGTTGGTGAGAAAAGATTTGCCAGCCCCACTCGGCGCTCGCAATGCAAAGGTTGATGAGTTTCCAGAGGACAGCAGATACGATTACCAATCCGAAACAGTTGATCGTCTAATAAATCGCGGCGGGATGGTTGCTCAAATTGCAACGGGTGGCGGGAAGTGCTTAGGTGTGGACACACCGGTTCTTATGCACGACGGAACAATCAAGCCTGTTCAGGATGTAAATGCGGGCGACATGCTGATGGGTCCAGACAGTAAGCCGCGTTGCGTTCTGTCCACGGTTGCGGATGTTGGTGAGCTATATCGGGTTACGCCAAAAAAAGGTGACGCCTATGTGGTGAATGACGCTCACATTCTTAGTCTGAAAAAGACATCAAGAGGCTATCGCGGGTCAAAGCGTGGTGGGGAAAAATACCCCAAAGGTGAAATTGTCAACATAAACGTAGAGGAGTATCTTAGACAAAATAAAACCTTTAAGCATGTCCACAAGGGATGGAGAACTGGGGTTGACTTTGAATCTAGCCCTTTGCCCATTGATCCATATTTTTTTGGGGCAATGATGGGGGACGGGACGATTAACGGATGTGTATCAATAACAACAATGGACAAAGAGATTGTGAGTTCCGTTGAAAAAGTTGCCGATGACTTTTCGTTATCGGTGCGCGTGAATGCAAAGCCTGGGAACAAGGCATCCTCATACAGCCTTACAACAGGGCGGACAGGCGGCAAAGAAAACCCTCTGATGGCTGAATTTAGGCAACTTGGCTACATAAAGAGCACAAAAGACAATAAGAGTGTTAAAAAATTCATTCCCCACTCTTATAAGACAGCAAGTAGAGAGGACAGGCTGCACATTCTGGCAGGAATAATTGATACGGATGGCAACTATGATGGAAAGTGCGTATATCTAACATTGAAGGAGGAGAGGCTGTTTGACGACATTCTGTTTGTGGTTCGGTCTTTGGGGTTCGCGGCATACAAAAAGAAAGTTAGGAAAACATGCGCAAACAATGGAGTGACTGGTGACTATTTCTCAATGATAATTAGCGGCGACACGAGTGTTATCCCTGTTAGGCTGGAAAGAAAGAGGCCGTCCGTTCGTGCCCAAAAGAAGGATGTTCTTGTAACAGGGGTTACAGTTGAGTCAATCGGAGAGGGAAATTATTATGGGTTTGAAATTGATGGAGATCATCTTTTCATGCTTGGTGATTTTACAGTTACACATAACACCAGAATTGCAAAGCTCGCATACAAAAGAATAAATAGACCGACGTTATTTCTAACAACTCGCGGCGTTCTTATGCACCAAATGAAGAAAGCTTTTGAGGACATGGGTGACAAGGTTGGCGTAATTGGCGACGGCATCATGAAGCCAACCAGAGGCTTTAATGTCGGCATGGTTCAGACATTTGCAGCAATGCTTAAGGATCCAAATGCAAATGCAACAAAGGCAAAGCAAAAAGAGCAGCTAAAGCGACAGGCGTTGGCCAAAAAACTATTGGACATGTTTGAGTTCGTCATCCTCGAAGAAGCGCATGAGGTGGGTGGAAATAGTTATTTCGACATACTTAACCTATGCAAGAACGCTGAATACAGGCTTGCTCTAACTGCGACCCCATTTATGAGGGCGGATGGTGAGTCAAACATGAGACTTATGGCATCGGTTGGCAGTATCGGAATTAAGGTAACTGAAAAGCTTCTTATAGATCGCGGCATTCTTGCAAAGCCCATCTTCAAGATAATCGAAACCGAGAAGCCAAAGGGTTTATTCAGAACAACTGGCTGGCAGAAGGCATATAAGGCAGGCATCGTAGAGAGCTCAAGCAGAAACTCGGCAATCTTATTTGAGGCAGAACGAGCATCGAAGTATGGAATGCCAATTATGATACTCGTTCAGCACAAAGCTCATGGCGAATTGCTAAAGACGGCTCTCAATAAAGCAGGTGTCGTGTCTGAGTTTATCTACGGAAAGCATGAAAGCACTCAGAGAACCGATGCGCTGAGAGACCTGGGCTCTGGAAAGATAGACGTTCTTATTGGCTCGACAATCCTCGATGTCGGTGTGGATGTCCCAGCGGTCGGCATGGTGATTCTCGCTGGAGGCGGCAAAGCTGAGGTAGCTCTCAGACAAAGAATTGGTCGTGGATTGCGTGCAAAAAAGAATGGCCCAAATGTCGCATTTATTATTGATTTCTCCGACAGTCACAATAGCCACCTTAAGAAACACTCACTTACTAGAAGAGCGATCATTGAGGGAACAAAGGGGTTTTCGGAAAACATATTGCAAGTTGGGGCTGACTTTGATTTCAATGTGTTCAGCAAGAAGCGGGCTGCATAGTAGTAAGTAATCAATTGCCTACTCATCCATCTAAAATCGCGTAAAATAATAAGCAAGTAGTGACTTAATGTATAAATACTCAGTGTCATTCCAAATCAATGGTGTAACGACGTGCACCATTATTTTTAGCAAACTAGGGAAACATCAAATGTCAAAAGAAAGTATGGCGGGAATCGTGGGTGCGGAATACATGGTCAGTCCAGCAAGTGTAAATTATATCAATTACTCGGAATTTACATCGTGACCGAGTTTGGAATAGACCCTCGGGCAAAAGGGAAAATGTTTAGTGTCGAAGACTTAACATCAATCAAGGGCAAGAGCTGCCCTACCGCAGTCATTGATGAGGTTGCGATCGGCTCTGATTTATTTGTTGCGAAAAGAATCGAGAGTGATATTGCTGCGGAGACACTGGCTATCAAAATACCGCCTTTTGACAAGAAGTCCGCATCACCACCCAGTTTAAAAGCGAGTGTGGATAGATTTATCGCCTCTAGTGATGACCCAGATAAGGAATCAGAGTGGGTAAAAAGCTTGGTTGACTCAAAGAGAGTATTTGGGTCTGAATGGGCAAGTGTCGACGAAGCCACTTCTCTGAAAGACGCACAGCCGCCAATGACCGATGCCAGTAATATTGTAGAGAGGTTGCGCGAGATTGATGAGTTCATTGAAGAGGCGAACCCCAACCCAGATCAAATGGCGGACATCTTTACATATATTGAATCAATAATGGATAGACTTGAAGGTATTGCGTCGATTGATGAGATAGGCATTGAAATTCCTGAGTCTGGGACTTGGTAAAGGTGACAAGCGCAATTAGATCGTTGGCTGCTGCCGCAATACTGGTTACATTTGGAACATCGGCTCTCGGCACAAGCAGTGTAGATGAGCTAAGTAGATCAAACGACCTGCATGACCTAATAGATGATGCGAAATTGAGCACAGACCTTGAGAAATTAAACAGGGTCAATGACTTCTTTAACCAAAACATAAAATTCAAGAACGACATTGATCTATGGGGTGTGAGTGATTACTGGGCAACCCCATCGGAAACTCTAATTGCGGGAGCTGGTGACTGTGAAGACTACTCAATAGCAAAGTATTTCTCTCTATTGAAGCTAGGCATTCGCGCTGAAAAGTTGCGAATAACCTACGTCACGATAGCTAGGAGAGGGGACGAGGCACACATGATCTTATCCTACTTCCCTAAGCCTGGTGATGACCCTCTTGTTATGGACAGCCTGATACCAGAGGTAAAACGTCTCAGTAAAAGAGCGGACCTGACGCCGCTATTTTCATTTAACAACAGCGGCTTGTGGTTTTTCAAGAAAAATGTCGGTGAAAAGAGAATAAGCAACTCATGTCATTTGGATATGTGGGGCGATATGAAACTCAGAATGTCACTGAGTAATGCATAGTGAAAGTGACGGCAAACAAGATAACTCAGAAAAGAGTAAGAGAGCTTTTTGACTACGGCCCTTTTACTGGAAAACTAATCTGGAAAGTCTCTCTAAGTAACAGAGCTTTGATTGGGTCATCCGCTGGCGGTAAATCTTTGAGCAAGGGTTACTCAAGGGTAATGATTGATAAAAAATCATTCGCGATTCATCGCTTAGTTTGGATTTATCACAATGGGGAAATTCCAGATGGTTTGGATATTGACCACAAAGATTTAGACAGAGGTAATTCGAGAATTGAAAATTTGAGGATTGCCACTCGATCTCAAAACAATGTAAATGTTCGCACTAGAAATATGTTGGGGCTAAAAGGTGTGAAAAAAAATGGGGGTGGTTTTCAGGCGAGAATTACCATTAAAGGAAAAAGGGTTAATCTGGGAACTTACGAAACTGCGGAAAAAGCACATCAAGTTTATCTTGAAAAATCTTTTCAAGTAAATGGAGAATTTACTCGGGCAGCCTGACCAATATTTATACAGTTATTTTTCAGATGCCTATTATATGCCTATTAAAGACCCTGCATTTGTTAAGGACTTGTCCGTAAGTCCTTGATAAATATGGTGGCGATAGAGGGAATTGAACCTTCGACATCAGGGTTATGAATCCTGTGCTCTAACCGGACTGAGCTATATCGCCACACGTTCTTTAGTTATCTAATCAACTAAAGAACGGCTATTATAGGGGGTATTTCTATTCCCGT